CAATTTTCAGCACATTGTTTACAAAAGCGTCTAAGTCTTCTTCACTCATTGATTCAAATTGTGCCCTTGCTCTTTTGGTCAGCTCCTCTTTTGAGATCTTCTTTGCTGAGTACGTCTTGCTAGACGCTCGTTTCTCTAAATCTTGTTTAACTAAGGCACTTAGAGACGCGTCCGCGTCAGGAATCGAGGGAGACTGATACCCTGCTGACGCTCCCGTTAAGTTTTTCGCAAGGAGTTCGAGGGATGTGTGAGGATTCACAGGGGCGTTCGTAATTGCTACGTTTAACACCCTTGCTTTTTTTACATGTTTTTGATCTTGGGGGTTTCGCTCTAAGACTTGCCCTTCGACCGAGAAACCCAAAGAACGATCTCCTCCTGCTTTTTGAATGGCAACGGCTGTCTCATAGATCTCTCGTGCTAAGGGTTTCAATGTGTACAAAAGACCCTCTACGCGGGTGCTGTTCCCGTCGTCGCTTATTTCGATCGATGTAGGGTGACCTAAGACGGCGTCCGCTCCTTGTCGGTGTTCGTAGTTGAACCATCCATGTTTTAAGAAATACGTCCAATCCATACCGTCTTGATCAATTCGCTCTCCTTCGAAATCCATGTCTACAGTTGAGCAAATTCCTCCGATCTTCACTGCATTTTCATTCTCTTCGTTTTCTGCTTTCTCTAACTTATCGATCTTGATCCATCGAGAAAACGCTTCAAAGCTTTTCTGAGTCGCCTCGATCACGTTGTCCGTTTCAAAGTCATGCTCTTCGAGCCATGATTCAAACTCTGCTTTATCAAACTGGGATGCGTCCGCGTGAATACTTTGAACTTCACTTTTCCCTTCTTCGTCGATTCCAAGGACTAGAGAAAGCCCGTCTTCGGGTGATGTTTTTCTAAACTCTTTGAATCGAGCGGGGTCGCTTTGTCGTGCTGTGTGCGTGTTTTTCAGTGGCATGTTAAGACTCCATTTTCTTGATAAAATACTCCGCCCACTCCGCAAAGTTAGACGATTTAAACGTGTATTCTTTTACGTTTTCTTTTTTCGCGTGTCTTTGGACTTCAGACTCAAGTGTCTTTTCCGGCGTTTTGGGAGGCTCTCCAAAGAGTCCCATCATTCCCTCGTCTTCAGGAGAGTAAGCGTTACCGATCTCTTTAAACGTGTTTTTGAGTTTCTTTGCCCCGTTGGCTAAGATCATCACTGAGACAAATTGATTTATAAGCGGGTCTTTTCGAACTTTGTCCTTCAACTTTGTTTTCTCTGCGTCCATTTCTACTTGATCCATGTAGAAGTTTTGAAACTCCTTCATTGCTTTGGCTCTCGATCCGCCTGCACTTACAACTCCGCTATTGATCGATTCACTGAGAATCTGCACCGCGGTTTCTAGTTTACTAAGCATCTCTTTCGGCACGCCTTTCGATACGAGGAGAGGCACGGCACTGCGCAGATTGTTCGCTAGACTATTAGGGAGTGTACGAAGAACGTCCACGTCCGAAATAACTTTGCCCAAGAAAAGGTCACCCATTTTCTGGATAGCTGTCGAACTTAGTCTCTTTTTCCCATTCTTTACTTCGATCCAATTTCTTTGATTTTGGTCTGTGATAATCGTGTCTTTTCTAAGCATTTCTATGATTGTATCGACATGATCGGACGGTGTGCCGAAGAACTCGGAGAGCGTTTTTTCTTTGTTCTCTGCTCTACTAAGTCCGTCTGCAATCTTCTTGATTGTTGTGTCTGAGAGGAGTACAGAAACAGCACGCCCCGCTGTCCGTGTGTCCATCTCCTGAGTCAGCGTTACGTTTAATTGTCTCACTAACATTTGCAAGTGCTCTTTTGTGTCTTTTTCGGGGTCGTGTTCTCGAATGAGTACGGGATTTTCTACGCTCTCTACGTCCTTCGAAGACAAGCCGAACACTTTTGCATGCTCTTTTAAGTACGCTTTGAGTTCTTTCGCTCGTTCGGGGTGGTGCTCATACACAAGCTTCATACTCATCGATCTACTGTTCCCGCCAAGGACGACGCCTTCAGGGGTCACTATGGGTGCCCCGTTCGTCGCGTCGGGGTTTGTATTAACTGCCAACGCAGGAATAAAGTTTTGAGCGTTCATTTTTACTTTGTTCTGCTCTGCATAGTCTCCCGTGTAGTCCCTCTCTTGTACGCCTTTCGGGTATTTTTCATTTTTACCGAATGAGTTCGGATTATGGGATGCGATGAGACTCGATGCGTCGACGATTTTGTAACGTGCGTTTACTTTCTTCAACCCCTTAGCGTCTTTTATGTAGAGTTCGGCGTCTTTGCCCTTCATTGTCTTTTCGTCTACAGAAACGTCTCCTAAGAGCGATTTTAGACGGGGGTCTGTCAAGAGCGCAGGATTATCTTGTAACGCGCTTAGAAGGACGTTTAAAGCGTCTTCGACTTTCTTGGGGCTTGGTTTCTTCCTCGATTCTCTTTTTTGCTTTGCCTCTTTAACCCCGTGTTCCTTGTCTAGAAGTTGAGCAAATTGATCCTTGCTCATTGTTTCTTCTTGCCCTTTTTTCGCTCCGTCGTCGTACACAAGCGTGAGCATTCCGTCTTTACCTACTCCAGTTATATGCAAGTGAACCTCTTCCCCTGTTTTCGAGTGGATCATGAACTTCGATCCCTCTACCATATCGTCATGATGATCTACATGCTTACCTCGATGCGTGTGCCCCACTTTGTAAATATATCGATACTTGATCTTCCCTGTTTTAGTCGTCCCGCTCGGTACACGCTTGATATACTTGTGACCGCGGGCTTTCTCTAGGAAATCAGACGCCCATTGTGAAAAAGAAAAGAGGTTCATTGTTGTGCTCCTTCTTGCTCGCTTATCTTTTTAAGATCACGAACGATTCTTCTTTGTAGCTTTCTTTCTCTGTTTATTAAAAACTTAGTCCCTTGAATCGAATCATCTTTAAGTCTTAGCACTCGTTTCGCCCCCTCTTCGTCTCCGTCTTTAGTCAGCTTTTTCAGTTTTTCTATTTTTTCACTTTCTGAAAGGTTGGCGTCTCTGACTACTCGATCCTGCTCTAGATATACAAGAAGGTCTTCCTTACTTGTTTTTAAGTTTTCTTGATGCCTTTGTTTTAAAGTGGCGTTTTTATCTGTGCGTATTTTAGACCGTACGTTTCTTTCCATGTTGTTCACAGCGTCTGCATACTCTTGTCGACGTCTGTCTGCTGTTTCTTGTTTCTTTCGTTCTCTTCTCTCATTTCTACCGTCGCGTCCTGTCACCATCCAGTTCGATGTGTTAGCGTGAGCGTATGCATACGCAAGAAACTTCTCTTTGATCTTGCGTTTCTCTCGTTCGAGTACGTTTTTGACTTCTTCCTCGTTCGCTCCGTCCAGCATCTCAAAACCTACGTTGTTGAGTTCCTTCATATTGTCCGCAAATGCATCTTTTAACATTTGAACTCTTTTCTCAGGATTCCATGTTACATTTGAAAGCAAAGAACGAAGGTGTCCTTCGTCGAATAAACCTTCTTCATCATAGGTGACTAGAGGATCTGTACGAAATCTCTGTTTCTTTTGTTCTTCTTGTTGCTGTCTTCTCTCCATTACTTTGTACGGATCGGATTCTGCTCCTACGTTTAGAACTTCTTGTGCTTGTTTCCTGACGGCCTCTTCTCGCTTCAAAGCCTCCTCCACGTCTACCTTCGAAGTGTCCTTCGAAGGGCGTCCTTCAGATTCTTCTTTAAGTGCTTTTATGAACTTAAGGTTAAACACAGAGTTCGTCTTATTAGGATAAATTATATCACCTCCCCGCCGTGGGTGATCTGCCTCGTATTTCCCCATTAGATACGCGAGTAAACCGTTTCTTGATATTTTCTTAGCGGAGTTGTTGACGTTCCACTCTTCCCCCGCCGATTCATCAGAAAAGTGCTCGTACATGTAATTATGAAGAAACGCAACGGGATACTCTTCGTAACTTCCTTCTTTCGATATACGAAGGAGATTTTTCTTGTCGTCGGGGTTATAGAAAAGCTTGACGCCTTGAGGGAGGTCTAACCCGTTTTTCAGTGCCTCTCTTAGCTTAGGGAGAGACTTCGGGAGAGCGTTGTCCACTTGGGTATAGAGAGTGACCAGATCTCCAATGTTTTCAAACAAAGGACTTTGAGACAGAAGTCTATTTGTCGCGATGTTCATAGATCTGATTTTGTTGTCGTTCTCTCTTCCTGTGAATACCCTTTGAAGGGCTTTCTTTCTAAGAGACTCTCTTTCTTCTGAGGATAGTTGATTAAGTGCATCAGTGTTCGTTTCTACGACTTCTTTCTTCTTCGAGGGCGTCCGTTTTCTCTTCGATTTGGGTTTAGGTTCTTCCTTCTTCCCGTATCGATCAAGTTCACGTTGTACGCGTGCAATTTGTTTCTCACTTGCACGTCCGCTTTCTTT